GTAGTATTAGCATCAAGTGCTTGATGACCAACTGCTGTGTTGTTACCACCTGTAGTGTTTGCTATCATTGCGGAATTACCCAAACCTGTGTTGGATGTTCCAGTAGTATTTGCCATAAGAGAAGCCGAACCTACTCCTGTATTATTAGAAGCTGTGGTGTTAGCACCTAAAGCATTTGCTCCAACAGATACATTATCACCACCAGTTGTGTTTACATCTAGTGCGGTTGAACCCACCGCAACATTTCTGACACCTGTGGTGTTTGCTTTTAGTGAATCAGCACCTATAGCAGTATTACTTGCTCCTGTGGTGTTTGCAAACAATGAATCTGCACCAATTCCTACATTTCCACCTGCTGTAGTATTAGTAGTTAAAGCTCTATCGCCCAACGCTGTATTAAAAGAACCTGTAGTATTAGCGTCTAATGCTAAAGAACCTATTGCTACGTTTGAAGCCCCTGTGGTGTTTGCTCCTAGAGCAGTTCTTCCAACAGCAACATTACTAGCCGCTGTAGTATTGGCTCCTAATGCATCTCTACCAACGGCAACATTGTCTGCCCCTGTTGTGTTTGCATCCATAGCGTCTATACCAATAGCTACATTACTTGCACCAGTGGTAGTTGCTCTAAGAGTATCTTGACCAAATGCTGTATTGTTAGAAGCGGTGGTGCTGTTTTCTAAAGACTTGAAACCAAAAGCTGAGTTTCCAGTACCTGTTGTATTTGTTGTTAAAGACGAGGTACCTACTGAGGTATTTCTTTCACCTGTGGTGTTTGCATCTCCTGCAAGCGCACCGATAAGGGTGTTGTTAACCCCTGTGGTAACTCCACCACCTGCGGCATAGCCTACAGCGGTATTAAAGGTATCTGTGGAAGTTGCAAAGTCTTGAGTAACCAAGGCGTTATGCCCAATAGCCGTAGACTTGTTACCCTTGTGGTCATTAAATAACGCACCTACACCTACAGCAACATTAAAATCTGCATCAGTAAGGTCTGGCCCTGCAACGTAACCTATAAGTACGTTCTGAACCCCTGTTGTTAGGTCTACCCCTGCTTGATAGCCTACTGCGGTATTACCTGCGTCTGCTCCTGCATTCAATGTTTTAAGAGCTTCAAAACCAATGGCTGTATTAAAGCCATTTGCATCTTCAGTTTTTAGGGCATCAAAGCCCACAGCAACATTACCGTCACCCGTAGTCAAAGCCGTGCCAGCCTCATCGCCCACAGCCACGTTGTAGTTACCGCCAGATGCTATTGAGTTACCTGCGTTGACACCTGCTCTAAAGTTAGATGTACCTGCTGAAGCAGTAATAATATCTGCACCATCTGCAAAGGTTACGTCTGCTGCAAAGTTAACTGCACCATCTACATCTACTACGTCTAGGTTGGTTGTACCAGCTACATCAATAGCCCCACTAATATCTAGGGTAGCTGCATCTAGCTCACCTGTAATTGTTAAGTTACGAATACCTGTGTAGTCTTTATTTGAGTCTAGTATAACAGCTTTAGATGCTACTGCAGTACCTACTGCTGTACTACCTATGTCAAGAGCATTAAGCTCTCCTACAACTGCAGTAATACCGTCTAATGCGTTTAACTCTTCAGGTGTAGAAGTAACTTGTGTATTGCTTGCTGCAGCTAATACAGGAACTGTACCTGATACGTTAGGTAAAGTAATTGTTCTATCTGCTGTAGCATCTACAATAGTAAGTGTAGTCTCGTGAGCATCAGCAGTAGCACCTTCAAATACAACAGCATTGTTAGCACTCATTGTAACTGAGTCTACAGTACTAAGTGTACCACTAACAGAAATGTTAGTTGCAGAAAGAGTGCCTGTGCTTGGGTTATATGTTAAATTACCATCTGATTCTAATCCTACGTTGCCACCATCTGCATCTGCACCAGCAACAAATACAACAACATTGTTTTCATTTGTATCTTCATTGTCAGTTATTGTAACCGTAGTTGCGACTGCAGATGTACCACTATACCCACTAGATGTAATTGTACCTAATGAACTTCCTGCATCAGCAAACGTAACTGTACCACCATCAGCATCTATAGTTACATTACCTGCAACATCTAAAGTCATATTACCAGAGCTTAAAGCAATAGTAGTACCATCAATGTTAAAGTTATCAATGTCTATACCTGCGTCTGCTGTAATCTTACCTGTAGAAACAATAGTAGAACTGTTAGTAATAGCTCCATCAACTTGCAAAGTAGATGCCATATCAACAGCACCATCAATGTCAACAACATCAAGGTTTGTTGTACCGTCTACATCTATGTCACCACTAATATCTAGTGATGCTCCTGTTAAAACACCTGCAACTGCAAGTGTAGATGCCATATCTACAGCACCGTCAATATCTACAACATCAAGATTAGTAGTACCATCTACGTCTATGTTACCCGATATGTCTAGTGCTGTACCTATTAATGTTTGTGTGAGTGTTATTTGTCCGTTTGACGCTATAGTCATAGCATCTACATCTGATGCAGAACCTATAGTTTTACCGTTACCAATAATTATATCATCAGTAAACGTAGCAATACCTGTAACAGCTAGTGTACTAGCCATATCTACAGCACCATCTATGTCTACTACATCTAAGTTAGTAGTACCATTTACGTCAATGTCACCTTCTATATCTAAGTTACCTGTAGTAGTTATAGAATCTATATAAGCATTCTTAAAGTAAAGGGAGGATGTACCTAAGTCTACATCTGAGTCAGTAACAGGAGCAATAGAACCATCGTTAAATGTAACTTGACCTGTGCCACCATTAGCAACAGTAATTACGTTAGAGCCAGAAAATGTAATGCTAGTGTCTGTGTCTCCGTCACCAGCTATAGAGTCAAGTTGAACCGCACCTATATTTGAGAGTGCAGCATCACCAAAGTCTACAGCACCTGCAACTGTTAGTGTTCCAGACACATCTACATTACCATTAATATCTACAGTAGTAGCTGCTATTTGTATTTCTGTGTCAGCTACAATGTCAAGCTGTCCATCTGCTGAAGAGTTAATGTATATTGCTGTATCACGGAACTGTATTTTTTCTGTAGTAGCTACAAGTATGTCATCAGAAAACTCAAAGTAGTCTTCGTCTTCCATCCATTTAAATACACCATCATTTGACTCACCATCAAATGTTACTGTTATGTCTGTACCTGATGTAGCATCACCTATCGTAATAGAAGTACCTAATAGCTTAGTTATTGGGCCACCTTCAGCGGTTGTACCATCGTGTGTGTGTCCTGTAGACGCAGCAAATGCAGCCAGCAACTGATCAAATTCATTGTTAGTATCTGCTGCTGTAATTACATCGCCATCAGTATAAGAGGACTGTCTTGTATATATAGCACCCATTTATCTTCTCGCTCCTATTTGATATTCTAATTGAAATCCTTTAAGAGAGTAAGGGGCAGTTAAACCACCATCATTTACTCTTAAAGCTATCGTAAAGCCTGAACCTTCTACAGACTGCCTTACTGAAGGTTGTGTTGTACCACCGTATGTACCTGTTGCTCCGTATATAGCAACACCATATTGAGCAGCCACAGCGGATGAATCTAAAGGGTATGCAGCAGGTCTAGAGGACTCCGCTGATTCTTGATCATACCGTAAAAATAAGTCTGCGTCTATAGCTGATTCTGGTTTATAGTTAACTATTACTCTTTGCATATGTTTTCTGATACCTAAGTCATTAAAACTTAAATCAGGACTTCTATATTTACCAAATATAACCGTACCAGCAAAGTCATTACCTATTTCTTGTCTGTTTACAAAACCTGTGAAATCACCATGTAATACAATTACATCACCTACATCTACTACTGTATCAGTACAAGCAGGTTTCATACCTTTAGTTTCAGAAAACTCATAACCTTGACCTTTTCTTACACATATAACGCCTTTAGTTAATGAATCAGCCTGACCTTCTTTAGTAAAAAATATTCTATATTGTGTTTTATCTGGTATAACTATACTTTCAAAAGCAACTGCGTCATCTATTTGATCATCAAATATAGGTTGTACATTTGTACTTATTGTACCTAGTTCAACATCACCAATCTTAGCTGTACCTGCAACAGTTCTTAATCCGTCTGGACCAAGGAAAATTAAATCACCTGCAAACTCTTGAATAGTATCCCCATTAATACAACCGATGTTACGAGTAACGGGAGCTATTGCAAAATTAGCAGAAGATGTACCAGATAAACTAAATATTCTATTTTCACAAAAGATAAAAAGATTTTCACGGAAAGTCTTAATGCCTACTATAGTATCATCTACTCTAATACTCCCTGCGCCACTACCGCTGCTAAAAGCATCTTCATCAAAAGGTTGACTAAATACTAATTCTTCTGGCGTACTAGACATACCTGCATAAAACATATGCCCTTTAAAAGAAGTAACAAATTTTGCACCAGCTACAGCACTTTCACTTACGTCAGTTGCTGCAAATGATGTATTAAATACTGTAGGTGCATTGTCTTGATCAACTACAATAATTTTGTTACTACCATTGTAGTTAAACTTTTCAAAGTTGTATTTTGCTGCACTAGTCCTACCTGTATCTCGTAGTGTCCAACTTTCTGAAATTATATCTCTTACTGCATGAGCGGCAGCAGTAGTAGATGCTGTAGCACGAGTTACACCTGTAAATGTAGAAGAAGTTATACCTGTATACGTAAATATCTCACTATCAATTTGTAGCGTACCACTTGCAGTAAATCCTGCAGTACTAAAAACATTAATTGTTCCAGAACCTGACATAGATGCACTTGAAGCTATAGCAATAGTTACTGTTGTAGATGCAGAAGTCCATATCTTTTCACCTCTAGCTGCCAGTACTTTATCAGAAAA